ATAAAATGTCGATCAATGGAATCGAAATCACAACAAGTGGTACAACATTGGCCAACGTTGCGGCAAATATCGGATCAAGTGTTACAAACGTGACAGCAAGTGTAAACGCTACAACAGGTAACCTAGAAATCTTCCACAATGGTAAGGCACTAGGTGACTCAGCAGGTGGTACTAACACTATCAGATTTGAAGCAGTTTCAGGAACGCTTTTAGCAGATCTTGGAATCACAGCAGGTCTTAAAAATGGTGTGCAATTCTTACAAGACAAACACACTAACAGACCTACTTGGAAAACAGCAGACGAAGACAGACCTAACGGTTCAGTTTGGTTCAAGACTACAAGTGCAAACTCAGGTGCTGATCTTGTTGCTAAAATTTACAGCTCATCAAGTGCTAGTTTCTCTCAAGTTGCTAGTCCACTTTATGCTAATCACCACTCTGCGATCTTCAACATAGACGCGGCGAACGGTGGAACTGCAATAACAGTTGGAACTTTATACGCACAGTACAACGTAACTGAGGAGTCAATGACTGCAGGCGATGCCACAGATTCTACTCCAAACGTTGGTGACTTCCAATTTTTCAGACACGAAGGTGGTGCTACAACTATCACAAGTAACAGCACATCTCCAACTTTCACAAGTTCAGAAACTTTTTCTATACAAGAATCAGTTAAGAACCAAGAAGCATTAAACAGTGCAGTGACAGTAACACTAGGTGGTACTGGTGCTGATGACTTTATTGCGGCAGTGAACGGTGCAGGCCTAACAAACGTTTCAGCAAGTAAGACAACTGCTGGCGCGATTGTGATGACACACAAACTGGGCGGTGAGTTCAGAATGTTTGACACGCTAGGAACACCATTAGCAGATGCAGGTTTCAGTGCAACAACGGCACACAGTTATGGAACATACACGGCAAACAGTTCAACATTGATTGATAACTTATATGACCTACCAACAGGTGAGAGCCTTGACTCAAGTGCTAACACAGGTATAATGGCAAGTAACTGGAAGAGATTGAGTTACACTGCTTCAACAAGTTCACCAACTAATGAGCCAGCAGACGGTACGTTATGGTACCACACTGCGACTGACGAAGCAGACATCATGGCACACAATGGTACAACTTGGGTTGGATACGCAACAGCATACGCAAGTACAGATCCAAATGGTCCACAGTTTTCAGCAACAGCACCGACTACACAGTCAGATGGTACTGCACTTGTAACCAACGACTTATGGATTGACACAAGTGACCTTGAAAACTATCCAAAACTTTACAAGTACAACACATCAGCAACTATAAGTTCTACAAACACAGCGAACCAAGTGGCAGTTACCACTTCGGGTGCGGCATGGGAACTAGTTGACAAAGCAGACCAAACAACAGAAGACGGTGTTGTGTTTGCAGATGCTAGATATCACACAACGGCGGACAAAGCAGATTCATTGTCTACAGGAGGTGCAGGATCACCAAGTTCAATCAAAGACTTATTGAGCGATGGTTTCCTAGACCCAGATGCTCCTAATCCAGACTTATACCCACAAGGTATCATGTTATGGAACACAAGAAGATCTGGTTACAATGTTAAGGAATACAAAAATAATTACATCACAACTACGAAATACCCAGGAAGCGGTTCAGCAGGATTAGGTAACATCAGAGCAAGTAACGAGAGCGTATCAACTTACTTCCCTGACAGATGGGTTACTAAATCAAGCAACAACGCAGACGGCTCTGGTACTTTTGGTAGAAAAGCACAGAGAAAAGTGATCGTTGAACAACTTAAATCAGAGATCGACACTAACCAAGCAATCAGAGAAGACCAAAGAGGCTTCAACGTTATTGCTACACCTGGCTACCCAGAAGTGATGCAAAACATGATAAACCTAAACACAGACAGAAACAACACAGCGTTTGTAGTTGGTGACACACCTATGAGATTAGAAGGTACATCAACTGCTATACAAAACTGGGCCAACAACACTGCCGGTGCACTAGACAACGGTGAAGACGGCCTAATAAGTGCAAGTGATTACTTGGGTGTGTTTTATCCATCTGGACAAACAACAGACAACTCAGGTAAATCAATTGTTGTTCCACCATCACACATGATGTTGAGAACACTGGCTAACAACGATAACATCGCTTTCCCATGGTTTGCACCATCAGGAACAAGAAGAGGTGTAGTTGACAACGCCACGTCAGTTGGTTACATCGACACAGCGTCTGGTGAATTTGAAACAATATCTGTTACGGAGTCAGTGAGAGATTCAATGCACGAGGTCAAAGTGAACCCAATCACTTTCTTCTCAGGTGCAGGAATCGTTAACTTTGGTAACTTGACTAAAACATCGGCAAGTTCTGCATTGGACAGAATCAACGTTTCAAGACTAGCAGTGTATCTAAGAACACAATTAGATGCAATCGCTAAGCCATTCATCTTTGAACCAAATGATGAATTGACTAGAAACGAGATCAAGGGTGCAGTAGAATCATTCTTGTTGGAGTTGACAGGTCAGAGAGCATTATATGACTTCCTAGTAGTTTGTGATGACACAAACAACACACCTACAAGGATAGATAGAAATGAACTTTATGTAGATATAGCAATTGAACCAATCAAATCAGTTGAATTCATTTACATACCGTTGAGAATCAAAAACACAGGAGAAATTGCAAAATTAGGAAACTAATTTTCGATAAAGGAGAAAAAATATGGCAATATCAACATTATCAAAATTTACAGTACCTTTAGCAAACGATCAGAGTTCAGCATCACAAGGTTTGTTGATGCCAAAACTTCAGTATCGTTTTAGAGCAATACTTGAAAATTTTGGAGTATCAACACCAAGATCAGAACTAACAAAACAAGTTATCGATATCACAAGACCTAACTTGACTTTTGACAACGTAACACTAGACGTGTACAACTCAAAAGTTTATGTTGCAGGTAAACACACTTGGGATCCAATCACAATCACTCTAAGAGATGATGTAAACAACTCAGTTACTAAACTGGTTGGTGAGCAGATCCAGAAACAGTTTGACTTCTTTGAACAGTCAAGTGCGGCATCAGGTATTGACTACAAATTCACAACTAGAATTGAAATGCTAGACGGTGGTAACGGAGCAAGTGCACCAAATGTGTTAGAAACATTTGAATTATACGGTGCATATGTTGAGAACGTTAACTACAACACATTGGCCTACGCAACATCAGATCCAGCAACTATCACGATGTCGATAAGATACGACAACGCGATTCAAACTCCAACAGGAACAGGAATTGGAACAGCAGTGGCTAGAACGATCGGTACTCTAAGTACAGGTGGTGGACAGTAATACAAAAAATTAAGTAAGCAATTATAACATCAAAAGCGTCTTTATAGGCGCTTTTTTTGTGGCCATAAATACGAGTATGCCAAGCATAAACAACTTCCTAAAAGGTTTCCAGGACGGACTACCGGGTATGAAAGACTACCAACACGCATCGAGATTGTACATCGACGACAACTACAAGTTGATGCCAAAACAGAAGTTCCTGTTCCACGTGGTTTTCAACACGGATGAATCCCTGTTCGTTGATGGTTTCAATGCCAACGAGAGATACCAACTGAACATGTTGGTCAAGCAGTGCGACCTGCCCAAGTACAACATGAGCTACGAGGAAAAGACACAGTACAACAAGAAGATGTACAACGCGACAAGGATAGCGTACGAACCTGTGAATATAGCATTCCACGATGACCACGCAGACACAGTGAACGCATTCTGGAAGAAATACTACGAATACAATATAGCGGATTCTATTGGAATGAACTCGGACCTCACAATTTCCAACACAAAGGATGACTACTATAACTTTGGTGATAAGGCAAGACCTACAACAAAGTTTGGTATGGACACACCGAGGCAGAGGAACAAGCCATACCTCAAAGGCATAGAAATATTTGTTTTACACAAGAAACGTTTCACATCAATGACACTGGTCAATCCTGTGATAGGTTCATTCTCACATGACAATCTGGATCAGGCGGATGGTGCAGGAGTAATGAACAACACCATGCAGATACTGTACGAGACTGTGATCTACAAGTCAG